GACCACATAATATTCAGAATGGGAGTAGTTATAGACATGTAGTTTGTGCTTGGTTTCATGACTTAAAATCAAATGAAAAAATTACAGTTGACGGAAATATTTACCCAAAACCACTTCAATGGAACGTTGCAGTTCAAAGAATGAATAACTTTATTTTATAAATAGAATTAAGATTTAAATTATGAAACCAGTATATGTAGTTGGATATGGAATGATTGACAGCCTTGGAAATAATCCAAAAGATTGTTTCAATAAGATGTTAGATAATCATGATTATTCTTCTGATTTACCTGAGTTGAAAGCTGAGAACGCAAAAGTTTTTCGTGGTGCTATATTCAATCCTAACGATTGCATTATACCAAAAGATTTTGACATTAAAATGCTTCGTTCTTTAACGAACGCACAAAAGATGATGCTTCATTCAGTTGATGCAGCATTAAAAATGTCAAACCTACCCCACCATTATGATGTTGCGACTCTTCTTTCAACAGTTTCAAACGATACTGAATTTTTAGATGAGTTGTATTTACTAACTAAAAATCATAAAAGAGTAAATCCTAGAAAATCAGCAAATCGTATTCCAGACATGGGATGTTCACATATTTCATCTCATTATAAATTTATGGGATTAAGTGCAGCAACATTCGCAAGTTGTTCTACTGGTCTTGTAACAATTGATTATGGAATGCGATTAGTTGATGAATATGAGTATGTAATTGTCGGAGGATCTGATGCAGGTTGTTTTCCGATGGCAATTAAATATTTTAATACATTAGGTGCTGTAGGAAATCACAGTATGCCTTTTGATGATTCTCGTACAGGATTTTTAATGGGAGATGGTTGTGGTGTTTTAATATTACAATCAGAAGCGATGGTAAAAAAATACGGAAGTAAGATATTCGCTAAGTTATATCCTTGTGGTATGGCTAGTGATGCTTTAGATATGACAAGCCCAGCCAATGATGGCAGAGGTGCTCGTATAAGTATGTCTAAAGCAACAAAAGATATTGGAGAAATAGATTTTGTGTGTGCGCATGCAACATCTACACCAATTGGTGATCCAATAGAATACGAGACTGTAGTTAGTTTCTTGGGAGAAAAACCTATTTGGGCACCGAAGTCAAAAATAGGACACACCCTTGCAGCTGCTGGAGTGTTAGAATGTATATATGCGATTCTTTCAATGCAAAAAGGAATCATACCACATATACAAAATTTAAAAAGTGCTTCTTGCGATACTAAAAATATTTTAGTTCGTGAGAATTTAAATACTAACAAAAAAGTACTTCGAACATTAAATAACTCATTCGGATTTGGGGGAAAATGTATGTCGCAAGTAATAGAGGTAAATAGAGAATAATGAAAACAATAATACTTTTATCAATCGGTATTTTAATCGGTTGGACTTATAAACCAGCATTTGCTGATAATTTAATAAACAAATCTAAAGAAATTTTAAGTGGTGCTTTAACTTACTTAAAAGCTCTTGTTAAAAAAGGAGACAATAAGTAAAAATGGCACAACTAGAAACAATTACAAAAACGGAATTGACTAATTCCAAGGAGATTCCCCAATGTCAAACATCTTGGGGATATCATTTAATTATTGATGCAAAAGGATGCACTAAAAACTTTCAAGACCCAGTAGTTTTGAAAACTTTTTTAAATGACCTTTTAGTTCGCATTGATATGAATGCATGGGGTGAGCCATGGATAACTCATTTTGCTGAAAAGCCAGAAATAGCTGGATGGACAGTAATACAAGCATTGACTACAAGTTCATTAACAATACACTTTTTAGATAATAGTGGTGATTGTTATTTTGATTTGTTTTCATGCAAAACTTTTGATATTGAAATGGTGAAAACTATGATAAAAGAATATTTTGATCCTATTTCAATGAAGGATCAATATCTTGTTAGACAAGCATAATATAACACCAAAAGAAGCATTACAAGAGTGGTTGGCGAGACTTAAAATACCTCGCCAAGCACTTGATGGCCATTCTATATGTCCATTTAGTAAAGGAATCAGTGTACCTACACCTGAAGACTTAAACATCGATAAATCTTTTCGTCCTCCTGCATTATGGGAGATTAAAAAAATTAAAATTTACAACATAACTAATCCAAATATTACACCAACAGAATTAGATGAATGGTGCGATTATTTCATAAACAAATATGAAAATTATATGTTTATAGCAGACCATAAAGACAGAGATACGTACATTAATGGAATTAAAACAAATAATGGCTATTTTAACTTTATGTTAGTTCAAAGTTTGCCTGAGTTAAATGAAGCACGTAGAAATCTATTAAAAACAACAAACTATTATAGTTTCTGGGATCCTGAATATTTAAAAGATACTTGGAATAATAGCTTTGATAAAGAAGAATAATTATGAGTGTTTGGACAGATTATGATCCTTTAAAAGAAATTATTGTTGGTGTTATACCAAAGCCTGAATATTTTTCAAATTTTTTAAAACCAGAAGTATTAGAAGTTCTTACCCCAATTATAAAAGAAACAGAAGAAGATTTAGAGAAATTCTCAAATATATGCACTTCGTTAGGAGTGAAAGTATATAGACCAAAAGTAATGGATTTTAGAGAACCATTAAAACTTCCTGGATTTAAAATTAAGAATCCAATAGCACCATTAGTTCCAAGAGACAGTTATCTAGTATATGGGAATACCATTTATTCTTCCTATACAAGTATGGCTGATAGATGGTTAGAGTCATTATCGTTCTATGATATTTTTATGGAGAAATACAAAGAAGGATATAATTGGATATCAACACCAGTCCCACAATTAAAAGATTTCAGACCTGATACTCAATGGTACACTCATGGTGGAGATCGTTATGGTGTTGATTTAGTAGATAAAATATTATGGCATTGTGCTACAATGTATAAGTGTGGTGATGCATTAATAGTAAATTCTTCTGGTCCAGGAACTAAATTGGGTTATGAGTGGATGCAACGTAATATGCCTAATGCTAGATTTATAAAAAATGCAAATAAACCACATCGTGGATGGGGACACATAGATCAATTTTTCTTTCAAACAGATGATAATACAGTATTTTGTACTAATAAAAATTATGTCCCAGATGTGTTCCTAAATAATAGTAAGTTCAAAGTACATGAATTTGGTCATTTAATTAAAGATGTAGATATGAAACAATATGAACATCGTCTAGCACAAACAGATGGTAAATATAGTATTGAATGGATTGATGAGTGGATAGATGAATGGAGAGGTTTTGCACAAGAAGTAGCATTTGATAGTAATGTAGTTGTAGTTGATAATAAAAATATAATTGTCACCAATGAACAACCAGCATTATCAAATTATTTTAAAGAATTTGGTATAACATTACATCCTGTTAATTTAAGACAAGGTGGTTTTTGGGATGGTGGTGTTCATTGTTTATCACTTGATATTAAAAGAGATGGAGAAAGAAGAAACATTGTATGAGAAAAATTTATAACTGGATAAATCCAACATATTACGTGGATTATGATAAATTAAAAAATGTAATTGTACCTTTAGTGCAAGAAGATTTACGTGAGTGGATGATCTATCATCCAATAGAAACAAGCACTGAATGTGCTTATGCTCCACCAGAAGAAGTAGAAGAAAAAATATTATCTCAAAAAGAAGAGTTAAAGGCACATAAAAATCGTGCGATTGCTTATAAAGAAATTCTTACAGATGAAAATGAAAGAAAACATTATAATGATTGGCGATCAATTGATTTTCTTTATGAACGCAAATGGAATAAAGACGTGTTTAGAAAATCTTGGCAATTAATGTCTGAATGTAAAGGTATTAAACAAATCTTTATTAATTTTATAAAACCAAATGGAATTATAACACCACATTTAGATACTTCTACTTGGGAAAAGATAGAAGAAGATTGGGATTTGCCACTCTATTCATTAGAGGGTGCGAGCATTATTGCTACACTCTTTACAGGTATGAATGATAGAAAATCAAAAACTGTTGGAATGAAAGTAAATGGTGTTTATAAGTATCCATTAGCAGGAGAACTAGTTTGTTTTGATGGAAGATGGAACGAACATCAAATGTGGAATAATACTAATCAATGGAGAATTACAGCAGTTATAGACATTGATAGACAATACTTTACTCAAGTATTAGAAGATGTTAATGAAGAAATTATAGAAGTACAAAAACCAAAAGATCAAATTTATATAGAACAAAATGTAATACTTAAATTGCAAGAATCTTTTAGTAAACTTTTAGTAAAGATGAAGTAGAATATTATTTAAATCATGGTTTATCTGAAAAAATAGAATTTTTAAAAGAAAAAATACTTTGGTTGACAGAATATTCTGGACGTAAAATATACGCAGACCATTTAGATGAAGCTTCAACAACAACATTTTTAAATGCTAATATAGCAAAAATAGATATATATTTTAACAAATATAGAGATTATTATGTTCATAGCACCTAATTCATATATTGATTATGCTTTTTTATTAGATCATTATCAATCATTAGTAGATGATATGAATGATTGGCTTAAAACACACACACCAGAAAAAGATTCAATAGGTGTATATGCTGATGATGAACCAGTAAATAAATTCTTATCTACTACTACTAATTTTGTAGAAACTTGGACAACACACGAAGAATATGAACATCGTAATGATTGGAAATCCATACCTGTATTTTTTGAAAAAGTATGGAATGAAAAAGATTTTCCTAAATTTTCAGAACATGGTAAAAAATTAAAAGGTTTAAGACAAATAATTATCAATTTTGTTGCTCCATATGGTAAAATTACATTACATACTGATGTTGATAACTGGGCTAAAATGTCACAAGATTGGGAATGTAAATGCGAAGGATACTCATTAATTGCCACTTTGAAATCAGGTATGAAAAAATCTAAAGAACAAACAGTAGGAACACGTATAAGAAATGCTAAGACTGGAACTGACACATGGGCATATCCACTTGAGAATGAATTTGTTTGTTTTGATGGTTTAAATTATAATCATGCAATAATAAACAACACAAAAGATTGGAGAATTACTGCTGTGTTTGATATTGATAAAGAAAAGTTTAATCCTAGTTATATTAAAACAGATAAACAAGTTTGTGAAATTTTTAAAGATGTGGATTGATGAAAAAAAATATAGAGATTATAAAACATTAATCTCTATCATTCCTGAGTTAGCAAATGATTTGTCAATTTGGCTAACACACAATAATCCAGAAGTTGATACAGATCCAGTATATGAAGATAGAGTATCAAGTCAAAATTCTTATGCTTATATTACTCCTACAGGAATTCAGTTTGCTAATCCAGAAATGACTGAACCTGCACCAGATCCTATTCGAGATCCTGAAGGATATAAACATAGAAAAGACTGGAGATGTCTCGGAGCATTTTACGAAAAAAAATGGAACACAAAATTATTACCAGAGTCATATAAAAGTTTAGGGAGATTAATTGGTTTAGTTCAATTAAATATAAATTTTTTATGTCCATATGGTAAAATAACAAATCACAAGGATGATGGTGGTTGGCACAAAATAAGTTTAGATTGGGGTACTAAAATTGAAGGATACAGCATAGTTTCAACACTTCATACAGGTATGAAAGATGCTAAAGAAGAAACAGTAGGAATGTGTGTTGATGGAGTAAATAAATTTCCACTACAAAACGAATTAGTTTGCTTTGATGGTATCAACGGAGTTCATAGTATGTGGAATAATACACCAGAGTGGAGAATTACTGCTGTGTTTGATATTAGAAAAGAAGCATTTATATGATAATTGAAACTAAAACATTCAAGTGGTATAATCAATTAATTGAATTACAAGAATTGATTAAACAAGATTTTAATAATTGGTTATTAAAATATAAATTTGAAGATAGAGTTCAAGTACAAAAATTTGAAAATCCAGAAGTATATCCTGAATACTCAAATATTACAGGAGATATGGATGATTATCATAGACCTGAAAATATAAAAGATAAAGAAGAGGGTAAATCAAAAGAGTATTGGTTTTGTGATCCTATACTTACAAATAGAGGAAGTATTAAATGTAAGTATTATGAAGATTGGAAAACTTCAGCAGATTTTGCTGTTAAAATTCCTGGACTTGTTCAATACATCGTAAATTTTGTAAAACCAAATTCTCGACTTCCGATGCATGATGATAGTGGTGGTTGGAAAAGACAAGAAAAAGATTTAGGGATTAAACTAAATGGATTTACGAATGTATTTGGTCTACAAACAAATGGGAATAATTCTTATTTTGAGTTTGGTAAAACTAATTCTAAACATCCATTAAATACTGGAGAGTGGATAACATTTGAGGGCAAAACACACGAACACAACGTAGTGAATAATAGCAGTATATGGCGTGTCACTGCAGTTGTAGATTTTTTAGCATCTGAATATAACCTATCGATACCAGAAACTAAATACTTAAACCATAGATGGAACAACTATAATTACTAATATGTGGATAAACGCAGAAAAATATAAACATTATGAATATCTTAAAACAAGTTTAATTCCTGCATTGGAGTTAGATTATAATAGATTTATTCGTAAATTTAATATTACAGAAACAGGTGTAAACGTATTTCGATTTGAATATCCTAATCGAGAAGACGAACATGCTGATGATTGGTGGGCTATACCACTTATTCAAGGAGGTGAAGCAGTACCACCTTTAAGAAATCCATGGCAACATGCAACAGCAAGTTTAAAAGAAATTCCTGGAGTATTTCAATCAATAGTAAATTTTATAAAACCAAATGGTGGATTGCCAATGCATCATGACTTTGGTAGTTGGCAAAGAATAGAAGAAGCATTCGGTCATCCAGTAAAAGGATATACAATAGCAATCGGTATTGATATGCCATCAAACGATCCGAATGTTTGTGGTATGGAATTTGAAAATGATACTTATCCAAGAACTTATGGAAATAAAGAAATAGTAGCATTTAATGGACGTGATTTTATGCATAAAGTGTGGAATAAAACAGGAAATTGGCGTGTTTCTTGTGTAATTGATACAGATATAAAGCATTGGAACGATTAAAACCCTTTACAAACAATAAAAAATATAGTATAATATAATCTATGTGGCTTGGAAATCCTACATCTTATTCAAATTATAGTGCTTTAAGTGCTATGATGATTGCTTTAATGAGCGACTATGCTGAATGGCGAAGTCAAAGATCATTCGAAGATACAATTAATGCAGATGATAGATTTTCTATGCCTGTTAATAATAGAGGTGGGTTTAAAGCAATCCCACTTATTGATGCTCGTAAAATAAACGAACAATTAGAAGACAGATATCTTTGGAAACGAACTACTACTCAATTTTATAATATTCCTGGAGCAATAGATTTATGTGTCAATATGATACGTCCAGGAAAAATGCTACCTGTGCATCATGATGGATATGTGTGGGACTGGATACGTCAAAGTATGGGAGATCCTACACTTGAAGGATATACTGTAAGTTTTGGTATTGATATACCTGAGCCAGAAAAACAAGCATTAATATTTGATGGTGAAAAGAAAATTTGGAAAACAGGTGAGTTTGTAGCATTCAATGGACACGACATTCAACATAGTTTAAAAAACGAAGCAACAAATCCAGAACATTGGCGAGTGACAGCTGTAATGGAAATTGATAAGAAGTATTTTAATTTAGAACATGATGATGCAGGACAGCCAGTATGAGTTTAGAAAACGATCAATTACAGCAAGAAATTTATGATGACATATTTAAAAATGCTATGGATCTTATAGTTAAACATTCAAAAAATTCAGAAGTCAATCAATTAGTTTCAAGTACGATGCTCGCAATCGCTATTCGTTTTTATAAATCAGCTTTAACTGATTTAGATTATCAAAAATTTTTAAATTCAATTGTAGAAGTTGGACAACAAGCAAGACCATTTGGTGTTGCTGAAATATTACCAAAAAGGAAATTGAATTAACTAAATAGGTTTGCTTTTAACAAAGGAGGTTATTATGACTCTTTTTGTTTATGAAGTAATAGTACTTATTTTATCTGTAATTATGTTAGGAATATCAATATATTATATGTTTAGAATTGAAAAATATAACAAAAAATAATTATTATTTTATACTATGAATATCTTTTACTTAGATAAAGATCCTAAAATCTGTGCGACAATGCACTGCGATAAACATGTAGTTAAAATGATTATTGAGTATGCGCAGTTATTGTCAACTGCGCATCGAGTACTCGACGGAACTTCAAATAACACCCTTACAAAATCAAAACGAAAATACACCACTTGGGTTCATCCAAAACCAATAATGGAAAGTACATTATACAAATCTACTATGAAGAATCACCCATCAGCTATATGGGTTCGTGAGAGTGTGACACACTATGAATATTTAAAAGAATTATGGAAACATTTATCAGATGAATATACTCATCGTTATGGTAAAATGCACAGTACTTATATTAAATTAAAAGATGTATTAAAATTAAATCCAATTAACATACCTAATATTCCATTCAAAGATCCACCACCAGCAATGAGTCATTTTCCATCATGTATTGTACCAAATAATAGTCTTTACTCTTATTATAATTATTACATAGTGGCAAAGAATTATTTTGCTAAATGGACTAATCGACCAATACCTGAATGGTATTCTAAAGGTCTAACAGAAAAGAAATTATATGCCTAATTATACATTTGAAAATAAAAAAACTAAAAAAGAATTTTCATTAACAATGAAAATGGATGAACTTGGTCCTTATTTAATAGCAAATCCAGATGTCCAACAAATCTTTACTAAATTTCCTGGAATTGCTGCACCATGGAATGTTTCTGGTGTATCTGGAAAAGCAACAAATGCTAAAAAAGGTTTTAAAGAAGTATTAAATAAAATACATAAACGTACTCCTGGAAGTCGTTTAAATAAAACAACAGAAATATGATAACGTTTGATAAATTTATATTTGCTACTGAAATAACAGGAATGTTAATTATTATCATTATTGTAGCAATTATATTAGGATATAAATTAACAGAATGGTTTAATAAAAAATGAGTATATTCACAGAAGAAAAATTAGGAAAAGCATTATATTTAACAGATGCAAATGTATTAACAAACTGGTATAATGCCTTGGTTGATTCGATGCCAGAAGATATGATTGAAAACCCAAATCGTATTGCTGGTTTTCTCGCACAAACATCACACGAGTCTGGAAAATATAAATTTTTGATTGAAAATTTAAATTATTCTGATAAAGGTTTATTGAAAACATTCCCAAAATACTTTGATGAAAGTAATGTGATGGAGTATGCTCGTAAGCCAGAAGCAATCGCAAATAGAGTTTATGCTAATCGTATGGGGAATGGTGATGAAGCATCAGGTGATGGTTGGAGATATTGTGGAAGAGGACTTATACAATTAACAGGTAAGAATAACTATCAAGCATTTGCGAATAGTGAACAAATGAATATAGAAGAAGTTCCTGATTATTTAATTACATATGTTGGTGCTGTAAGATCTGCTCTTTGGTTTTGGAATAAAAATAATTTAAATGATACAGCAGATGCAGGAGATTTAGTAATAATGACAAAGAAAATAAATGGAGGAACACATGGACTTGCTGAAAGAACAGCTGAATACAAAAGAATCCTTGAAATATATTCAGCCTAGCAAAAGATTCACTCATCTTTCAATTGAGTTCCCTAAGTTAGAAAGAATAGATTCTGCTGGGAGTAGAGTTTATAAAACACCAACAGGAAATCTATATCCTTCAGTGACAAGCATTACATCATTACAAAATAGATCAAGTATTGTTGAATGGAGAACTAGAGTAGGAAATACTGAAGCAAATCGTATATCAAGACAAGCATCATCACGTGGTACTTTAATTCATAAATGGTCTGAAAAGTATTTACTTAATGATGGATTTGAATATGATACAGAAGATTTAGTAGAAACAACTTTGTCTCAAGATTTTACTAACTTTATACCAGTGTTAAATGAAATTGATAATATAATGGCACTCGAAACACCTTTATATTCTCATGAATTGCAATGTGCTGGTACAGTTGATTGTATAGCTACATTTAAAAATAAAGTTTCTTTAATTGATTTTAAAACAGCATCAAGACCAAAAGAAAAGAAATGGATTCAAAACTACTTTATGCAAGCATCAGCATATGCGCATATGTTTAAAGAATTAAAAGGACAACCAATACAACAAACTGTATTATTATTTTTAGTAGAGGGTGGTGAAACGCAGATATTTACTGAAAATCCAGTTAGTCATCTTGAGATGTTTAGATTTTATAGAGAACAGTATAGAAAAGAAAATGAGTTGGCAGTCGAATAAAGAATTTATTGCAAAAGAATACAAAGCATTTGGTGAAAATGTTTGGGGGCAAAAAGTATATGTAATTAAGTATAAAGGGTTTTCTAATGTCACAGTAGAGAATGAGTTTAACCAATGGATAAAAGAAGTAGATGACCTTAAAATTGAAAAGAAAACAAAATAAAATATTAATAAAGATTCCATATTTAACTGGAAGTGATATGAAACATGTACGAATTAAAAGAAATAAGCCCAGCAGAAAATCTTAAGAGAGTTATTCGAACTGATGGATATTGGGTTCATTACGAGAATCGTATTAACTTAGAAATACAGTCTGGTAATTGTTCATTCACATTAGGTTATAATCATAAAGAATTAAAGAGTCTATTACCAACGAATGATATAGATTTTCTTCGTGGCAATAGTGGTGAGTCCGCAGAGCCTGTTGATCGTTTAAGTGAAACACTGACAAAAGAAGCTGGTATGGATGGGATTGCCTATGCTGTATCTGGTTCAGATGGTAATGAGTGTGCTTTTTATATTAATGATTTATATTGGACAAATAAAGGTGAACCAAATAAAAGATATATAATTTCAATACCACCATGTTATCATGGAACTACAGTTGTCTGTCGAAGTGCGAATAATGATATCGTAGAGAAAAGACAGAGTCGTTTTGTACCAATACGTGGAAGAACTTGGTACACGACAGAAGATAGTATTGCGAATGAAACAAATGTGCTTGAACAAATAATTCAAACATTTAAGAGTCGTAATGATATTGGTGCTATTCTAATTGAGAGTTATCCATGGAATAAAACAATTGCTCCATGGAGTCATAACTTTTATCAATTACTTCGTGCAACTGCTACGTTATATGATGCAAATTTAATCGTAGATGATATTGCAGGTTATGGTGGTAAAATAGGAACATTATTTACTCATACAGCTTATAATATTAAACCTGATATGGTGACAATTGGCAAAGCACTTACGAATGGACTAATACCATTATCAGCTTGTTTAATTAATGATAAAATATTAAAACAGGTAAAGACTACATTTAATTGGGGGCATACTTGGCAACCAAATATGTATGGTGTACGAGTAGCGAATCGTTGTATAGAATTAATAAAAGAACGAATGGCTTACTCGAAAGTAATCGAAAAGAATTTAAATGATATAGGTAATCGTTTAAAGAGTAAAGGACTCGTAAGAAACGTAATTGGGAATGGAGTTTGGAAGTCTTTTGTACCAGAACCACATCCGATACCCATTTCGTTAGCTGAGATTGATAAAGCAGGAATGTCAGCAACAACAAACGAGAATACAATTAAGACAATCATACCATTAATCGCTGATGACATATATTTTGAGGAATTAGAAAAACGATTAGAGGTCTGCTTTACAAATATACAACAACAAGTGAAACAAGGAATATTAATATGAACGATAAACAATCAGCAGAAAAAACTGCATATTTCCAATCTTCTGCGAGTGGAGAAAAAATACCTGATTGGTATATGAACTATGCTGAGGGAGTGCCAGCATTTGCAGAATACTTCAAACGACAACTTTATATACTCGAACACTTTGAAGATCAATCACTCTTAAACACTGTGGCTCTTACTGTTGCAGTTTTTAATAATTCAAGAGATTTAACGCACGATATAAGTCAAACAATGTTCGATCGAGATTTTATATACAGTCGAGATATGGTGATGGGAGCAATTATCGAGTGTTTAAACGATTATGCATTAAAAGAAAATCATCACATTCTTGGTGAAGATATCGATGAAGCGAGAGTTCGAATGACAATTGCAATTCTTAAAGGTATGCCAAAGTCAATATTCCTTGATTGGAACGAAAGTAGAACAGCTGAAGAGCATAGAATACGTGCGATTATTGGAATAGTTGACGTTATAAGCAAAATCATTTAAAACCCTCTCAAAACACGTTTAAATTGGTTTAAACCCTATTTTAGAGTGAATTTACTCTTCTCTAAACCACTGATTTATATAGCTTTTTTTATACTACTTTTGGTTTAAAAAGCTTTACTTTTAAGAATTTTTAGAGTATAATATACCTAAATAACATATAAGATTTGTTCTTTATATTCTTCCCAAGAATATTCAGAGCGTGAACTATATTGATGAAAAAAATATGAAGCCATATAATCGAAACTTTCGAAGCACAAAAGACTTCAAGTCGAGAAACAAATTCGACTCGCCTAAGAAAAGTTTTTCAACACCTCATTACGAACGTCCAAGAGAAACTGGACGAGAAGTAATTGTTGAGAACGACAACATTGAAAAGGCAATCCGAAGACTTAAAAAGAAAGTTGATCGCGAGGGTTTGATGCGTGAGATACGTGATCGAGCCACTTATAGCAAACCATCTGAGAAACGTAAGATTTCAGCCCAGAACGCAAGAGATCGTTGGTTGAAATATGTACGAATGAGAGATCGTTTGATTTAAACCAAAACCTAATATAATCTAATTCGAAAGGAAAAGAGTATATGAAAAGTTTGAATTTAAAGGATGTGGGTAGGCGATTGCGTATCGCTATATTCCTTCTAATCCTATTACCATTTCTAATTATTCCAAGCATTACTACTTCAGCAGACGAAGAGTCACCTGAGTTTATTTGCTTAGTTGAGAACATTTACTTTGAGAGTAAAGGTGAATCAATGCGAGGAAAGATCGCTGTTGGGATTGTCACTCTGAATCGTCTCAAAGATCCGAGATACCCTAAAACAATCTGCGAGGTTGTAAAGCAGGGTCCAGTAAGAGAATCTTGGAAAACAAGATCAGATCCCAATCTATCAGCTGACTCACGTATATACAATCCAATCCGTCATCGTTGCCAATTCTCTTGGTGGTGTGATGGATATAAAGAACGAATTAAGTATGATGAAAACTGGATCGATTCAGTAAAAGCAGCAAAGTCTGCTCTGAGTGGTAAATACGATGATCTAGTGAGTGGAGCAACACATTACCATGCTGTCTATGTGACACCTGAATGGGCGAATCGTTTAAGATTCATCGTTCAGATTGATAATCATCGATTCTATGAATACCCAAAAATCAACAAAGTCGCAAGTCTATTCTAAATCCAAAGGCACTCACACTCTCAAACCGAGTGCCTTTGCAATCCTCGTCTCCCTTTCTCTTATATACTTAAATTTAACCAGAGCGTTCTCGTTTTTATGAGAAAAACTGCAATCTGCAAAACCTGCGGAATTACTGCATATATTCCTATATCAAAGCAATGCCTAAGAACCCTACAATTTCGCTGTGATTCAAAGCATGCAGAGAGATTCGGAGTCTGTGAATTAAAGCTTACACAGCATACTCAGTCGAGTGCCAAGAGAAAGAATATGCCCTAATAGCTCAATTGGTAGAGCAACTGATTTGTAATCAGTAGGTTGGGAGTTCAAGTCTCTCTTAGGGCACCAAATTCTTGGAAATGGATGATTTCATGTTAAAAAGCAAGGAAATACGATGCTGAACCTCACGAACGACACACAGCGACACACAGCGACATTCTCCTCGCATTCCTTCGCGCAGACCCAGACACTCTCGCACTCTCCCCTTCGAGTACCACTAGATCTAGTGGGTACTCTTTTCGTTCTCTCTAAAACAATGTAAATAAATGTGTATTTCGCCTTAATTTCGCCTTAATTGTGTAGTATAATATATGGTATAAACGAACTAAAAAGGAAAGTAAATGAAGAATCTTTGGAATGAATCTTGGGTTGCTGTGCTGGTATTAAGTGCTATCATTGCAGGAGGTTATGGTGCAATGCATCTATTCGTATGGATCGCAGAGAAATATAATCTAATGGGAGGATTTTAAATGAGTAAGAAACTTTGGACAGACTTCGAAAACTGGTTGGAGAGAAATTATAATGAGACTGTTTTCAATCTATCCTGGAATGCATACGTGGAACGAAGTAAAGAATATAATACTGAAAGATTGAAAGGAGAAAAAGAATGATTAAAACTGCATTATACTTAAATAAAGAGAGTATGAATAAATCAGTCTATAAATTCACTGGAAGATACGAACTGATTGTGGAACAGGAAATACTCGCTTCTTCGAGAGACGAAGCATTCGAACTGTATTTAAAAGAGGGTGGATTAAACTACTCGAGAATCACATCGGATTTGACCGAAAACTCTCCGAGAATCGAAACTACTTATATTGATGCGATGACTCCAGAGATGGACATTAAGTATGTCGGAACTGTGGTGGCTTCGAGAGATGACGAAGACGAAGTGGAACTTGAGAATGCATTAGGAGGATATAGTGGCTAAGACTTACAAATTAAATTCTGGACGAAGAAAAACACTCCGTGCACATATACCAAATTTGAGTGAGAAGAGAGAGATTGCAATTACTCAGATCTCGGCACTCCTAAGAGAAGATTCGAATATGAGTAAAGAGCAGAGTATTGAATTTGCGACTCGAGTATTGAATAGCTATTTGGCAGTGAATATGAATTCGCCCAGCGAGAGAGTACACTAATGAAAATTAAAGATCTTATGGCTTGCAAACTTCGAAATGGAAGAGTATTTCGTTATGTAAGGAATCCATTTAAAAGAATAAATGAACTTAATATGCAGAGATTAAAACAGAATAAAATTAATGAAAGTGGAGTTGTTTCTCCTAATGCTTGGTATGCATCATCATGAATAAAAAAGTGGTAATCTCATTCGTGGATGAGTCAGGCGAGAATCGAGTGTTTAATGATTGGGTATCTGCCGAGGAGTATTTAAAGAGACTAATCGCATTAAATCGTGAATTTACAGGAATACAAGCTTCGTTAATTGTGAATACACGAAAAAAGGTATAAAAAACAATGACTTATTTTGCACGATTTTGCTTTACTTATTGTGTAAAATAGACTATAATAGAGAGTATAAACAACTAAAAACTATAATATGAACTATATCGAAGAAATAAAAGAACTAAAAAAAAGAAAACTAAATAATGAAGAGATCGCAGAACACT